GACAACCCTAACACGCTATGCCCTCAGGAAATGGCCTGAACCTCACCAAGTGATGAGGCGTCACTATTTCTTTCTAAGGAGGCAATGGCAAGTGTTAGTTAACGGTGACGATATGCTTTTTAAAGCAGACAAAGAGATGTATTCCATCTTCTTTGAAGTTTCCACAGCTGCAGGGTTAAGACCCTCTGTAGGAAAGAACTACTTAAGTGAAAATACTGCAATGATAAATTCGCAGTTGTTTCACAGGCGAGCGGACACACCTCTTAAGAGGGTGGGGTATCTTAACTTGAAGTTCCTGTCCGGTCAATCACTCAAGAATGGCGTTTCTGACGCTTCTCCTTGTGCGATAGGCCGTGAGCTGAACTCCATGTTTAAGCTTTCACCTTGGACCCGTCCTATTCTCCCCGGTGTTATGCACCGTTGGGGATGCGAGCAGTTCCTGTATCCTGGATTTAGACCCAATTGGTTTGTTCCTACCAAATTGGGGGGATACGGAGTTGAACCCGAAGGGGTCAACTATAAAGTCACTCGAGAACAAAGAAAGGTAGCTCAAGCTTTTATTAGAAAACCAGAGCTATCATTGACGCAGACTACCGGTGCTCCTAAGAACACAGTTATGAAGATGGTAGAATGGATAGGCGTCAAATTTCGATTGGTGCCTCGTCTCAATCATTTTGTTTTTATGAAGAGATTGGTAGACGAGGATTGATCCGTAAATGATCTGGAAGATGTACTTCCGGAACCTGATCCCTCTTACCAAGTACTGAACCATAAGGTTCTTGGCTGGTTAGAGCGTTCTCTCGTCATTCTCCGCGCCACGAACCCGTGGTCTTTCACGAGTTCTTTAGTTCAATGGAGCGGAAAGTCTATTAGTAGACGAGAAATCTGCAAGGCTTCTAGAAGTTATCTTACAGGTAAAGATCAGAGAATTATCTCTCAACAAAGAATAGAGGAATATAGGGATGCGGTTATGTATTCAACGCAACCTATACCTTTGCCTCCTCTTTCAGTGCTAAAGCTTCGCTCTTACTCTCCGGATTTTGAGAGAGTTACGAAGCGGTTTGGTGTCCGAAACTATTAGATATATGGGGTAAAACCCTGTTCGCTATTAGTCTCATGGTGGACAGGTACCCCGGTCCTGAGAATGACCTTAAACTTCTCATGGGGTTGTTGTGGATAATTACCCAAAACGGTGGCGAAAGCCTCAATACTTCCGTGCTAACCAAAATGCCGAGAGACTACACGGCGTCCCCTCCCTAAATATGTGGAGGTTCCGCAATGATGTATAGTCCGCCTCAGAACTGGTGGATCCCATATTAGTTCTATTATGTCTACTCAAAGACGTAACAAAACTCCAAATCAGCAGCGTCCCAATGCGCGCTCTGGCCCCCGAGGGGGAAGTAAGCAACGATCAAGCACAGTTCGCGCCCCAACGGCCATGAACCGCTCCAGTCGTCAGACCGGAATGAATTCAACCCGTTACAGGGAATGTGAGCGAATTGCTACTGTAAACGGTTCTGTAAACTTTACGAATGTCTTAGACATTCCGTGCAACCCGGGTATAACAACTAGTTTCCCCTGGTTGAGTGGACATGCGGCTCTCTATGAGTCTTACACTGTTCACGCAATCACGTATAGATACAAGAACCTTAAGGGTACCGACGCTGC